CGCAGCAGTTCCAAATGAATGCGACGCCGGTAGGCAGCGTCGGGCTCGCTGGCGCGTCGTGGCAGGTGGCCACCGAGATAGTCCTGGGAGAACTGGTCGAGGAAACTGTCAGTGGAGGTGGACAGACGGGTCTGCCGAATGGTGTAGGTGAGCAGTCCGTAGAGCCAGGACCATGCCCAGGCGAGGCCGTTCAAGGCACCGTCGAGCAATGGTGTGCTGTCTGAGAACCACCGCGCCGGGAGCGTGGCTTTGAGCCTCGCGAGCATGTCTGTCTGATCACCGGTCATGTCAGTTCACCTGGATCAGACCGGCCTTGATCAGGCCGGACGGAGTAACCGTGAGATCGGCTGTACCGCTGTTCAGCAGAATGGCTGACACGTTGATCACACCCGGATCGGCGGCGTACGCCAGTTGGGCGATACGGGTGAAGGGCAGCGGTGCGCCGATCGGCAATTGATTGATCGCTGAGGTGATGGCGAGGATCACGGCGGCTGCGATTGTTGCGTGAACCGGGCCTGTCGCCGCTGTGATTGAAAGGGACACGTTGGCGGTGAGCAGCGTTGGTGCATGCACGGCATAGAGACTGCCGATCGGGCGCATCTGTTCGATCGCGCCGGCGATGCTGGCGAGCAGAACGCTGGAGGGCGAACCTGATCCGTCGTCGACGGTGACAACGAAACTGCCGACCCGGGACGAGCCGTCGGGCGCCATGTTTTCCTGGAGCGTGTAGCTCAGGCCTTGTCGGACAGAGAGAACAGCCTGACCGATTGCAAGCGGCGTCGCTCGGGCGCGGCTGGCCAGAAAGCTCGAGAACCGGGTGCGCAAGGCGGTGTCACTTTCAGCATCAAGTCCTCCGCTAAGCGGCGTGGCGTTGGTGACAGCGTCAACACCTGGAACGGCCGACGCGAGCAGGCTGATACCACCGGGCTGTAGATTTCCCGTGGAACCCGGCGTGACCGCCACCACGGGCACGGTGATTGCTGCAACTCCGGCACCCAGAGTGTAGCCGCTCAGAACCGGACTCCAGGCGGGATTCGCTGTATCGGAGGCGACAATGAAGCTTTGACTGCCGTCCGAGGAACGCACTGCGACATTTGGCTGAATGAGCGCTGCCTGGGTTGGAGTGAAACGGCTGAAGGTGACCTGGCCGGATGCGACAGAGGCTGGCAGCCGAGAGAGCGAGAAGTCTGCGGTCCAGCTGTCGAGATCCGCGCCGTTGCTGGTGGCGGCTCGCGTTGTGGCGAGCACCTGAAGGATGAGCCATTGCATCCAGAGCGCCAGGGCTGCGTTTGCCTCGAGCACGGCACGCAGTGTGCTTCCGACCGTCAGGTCAAGCAGCTGTCGTGCCGCCCCCTGTACTGCGGCAGCCGCGTTGCTGACGAGCGTTGCGAAATTTTGGAGCTGGAGCTGCATCTATGAGGTTCCCGCCGAAAAGGAGAGGAGCTGGGTCTGGCCCGTCGTGGCATCGGCGTAGCGGATGTGGACGTAGACGGTGCCGGCGTGGTCGAAGCTGACCTCGACCACCGGTTCCGGGGTTCGCGCGACCGCCGCTTCCTTGAAGATCTGGCTGCGGATGACCGCGCGAATGCGCGAGACGGCGGCTGGTTGGCCGACGAATTGGGCGAGACCGGCGCCATAGTCGGGTTGCCAGATATAATCACCGGGGTTGGTCAGAAGACGCTTCAGGACACGCTGTTGGCCGAGCACGGGGCCGGACGCTGTCGAGAGATCGCCGCTGGGCGATGGCACCAGGTCGGAGCCGAAGCTGTGGAAAAGGTCGACCATGAGTTGTCCTAATCGGGCTGGCTGGTCGAGCTGGTGACGCCACCCTGGGGATCCGGGTGCGTGTGCGCGTTGTAGTGGCCACGCAGGGCGGAGACGGTGCCGTGACCATCGGCGACATCACCGGTGGCGCGCAGGTCGCCAGCGATCTGGATGTTGCCGGCACCGGTGGCACTGCCGGTCGTGGTGATGCTGCCGGCCACCAGGAGGTTGCCCAAGACGAAGGTGTTGCCCTGGATGCGGACGGTACCGTCGTTCATGAGCTTCAGATACGAGCCGAGCGCGTGGGTGAGCCAAAGTTCACCGACCGGTGTGGCAGGCGGACGCGCTGTGTCTGACCAGGCACGGCCGACGACGACGCCATGTTCGGGATCGCCTTCCTGCGGCAGCACCAGCACCTGGTCACCGGGTGAAGGTGGGCAGGAGATGCCCCAGCCGGCGCCGACCCAGGGGCTGAGCACGGGCAACCAGCCGGTCAACGCGCCTTCGGGTTGCAGCATGACCCGAACGGCGGGACGGCTCGGATCGACGCTGGTGACGATGCCAAAACGGGGCTGGCCGCTTGTTCGATCCATTGCCCCTGCCTGCGCCTTGATGGCGTTCAGAAACCGCTCCATGGCGCTCCTCCCGTGCCGGTGCCGATCGGGTCGGTCGGTGATGTGGCCTGATTAATCGGCGATGCGTTCCTGGCTCGCAGTGTTTGCGTGAAGCCGTGCTCGAAGCTGATGTGGCGGGTGATCTCATCGATCCAGTAGGTTTGGTCGAACGCGGAGAAGGTACCCTCGAGCGCAATCTGCTGCCTTGGCGACAGGGCCAGTTCGCCAGGCATCGTTGCATGAATGATGCGTTCGTGGCGGGTGAGCTCGGCAAGCCGGGTCTGCGCGAGTTTAAGGGCAGCGTCGGGTGACAGGTTTGGAACGACATAGACGTATTTCTGTGGCTTGCCGGTGGCACCCAGCCTCGCACCACCGCCGCGAGAGGCCCTTGCGGTTTGGGCGAAGGCTTGCGCCTGACGGCTGTTCCAGCTTTTCACGACGACTTCGATGTCGCGCGCCAAGGTCAACGCGCGATCAAGCTGCAGTGCCATCACGTTGGCGGGTCCGGCGGCGGTTGCCAGGGTGCGAAGCACAGGCGGAATGCCATAGGGCGCATCGGCCTGGCGAAAGTGCAGCGTCGTGCCGGTGATCCAGACGTCGAAGCCTTCGTGGCCCGCCAGAGTGATAAGCAGGTCCCACTCGGTGATGGAACGGCCGAAGCTGTCGAGCGTGATGCGGTCGTGTTCGAGCTGCCAATAGGCGCCCACTGGCGTGGTGGTTTCAGTGATGTCGGTGGACAGGCCGTGGCGGCCGGCGAGAATGCTGGCGATCTCGCTGCTGGTCTGGTTGGCGAAGGTTTCCTGTGTGCGGGTCTCGATGAGCCGCGATGTGAGATCGCGACCTTCGATGGTGAGCAGGCGGGTTCTGGGGTCAATCTGCAGCTGGTCGACCTCGCCCTGGATGACGCTGCGCCAATCGTTTGAGTCCAGCGAAACCTGGATGTCGATGAGGGACTCGGTGACGGTGGACCAGAGCGAGAGCTCGGCGGCGGTGAGGCTGGCGGTCAATCGGTAGCGATCTGCCGCGTAGTGGTTGTTGCTGGTGATCTCTGCGGAGATCGGCGTTGGCATCGCCTGGCCGTTGGCGAACACGCGCAGGCGAGGGCGTCGGATGGCGCTGCTACTGGCTGGCAATGCCGCCTCCCGCATTGGGATCGCGATCGGGCAGCTTGAGGGTCATGACGCCACGCAGGATCGGATCGGTGAGATTGTTGAGCTGGGCGATGCGGATCCATTGCGTGGCGTCTCCCAACTCGCTTGCAGCCAGATGAAACAGCGTGCCGCCGGCGGTCGTGATCATGCGCATGGGTGGGGTCCTCAGCTGCTGGCTGCCGCCAGGTTGATGCTGGCGCGCTGGAGGTAGGCGTTGGCGGCGGCGAGCTGTGCAGTCTGGCCGGCGAGCGTCGCGGCCTGGCCGACATCGGTGGCGCTGGCCAGCTGGGCTCCGGTGCTGGTCATCTGCGAATTTGCCGAGGAGGCGCTGCTGTCGAGCTGGAACTGGGCCTGGCTGTAGGACGCGGTGCCGCTTGTGGTGGCCCCGACGGCCGCGAGCGCTGCCGTGGTAGGCGAGAGATCGAGGCCGGTGCCGAGACTGTCGGCAGCGGTGATGTCGGCTAGCACGTTGGTGGCGATGGAGAGTGGGGCCTCCACCAGTGCTTCGGCCTCGTCACGCAGGACGGTGCAGGCGATCCGGTAGGGGATCCAGTTCGGCCTTCGATAGTCTGCTTCGAAGCGTTCGATGACGACGCTGTAGAAGTAGCTGTCCCAGGTCAGCGGCCATAGGGCGCCTTGCGCCCGCATCAGGTCGATGGCGCGGGCACGCAGGCCGCTGTCACTGCCGGTGAAGACGCCGGTCCAGGAGATTTCACAGTCGTCGCGGCCCATCGTGTCGATGACCCTGGCGCCGCCGGGAAGCTTGTGGACGGTGAGGGATTGCGTGCCGCCCCAGCCGATCGATGCGGGAAGCTCGAAGTCCTGAAACAGGATAGGGCCGAGCAGAAGATAGGAATAGCCCATGGTTCAGCCTCCTTGCTGGGTCCCGGGCCAGGCGATGCCCATGCGGGGGTCGAAGCCGGTGCTGCCGGAGGGGGGCCGGCCGGCTTCGCGGGCCAGGTGGTTGGCGATCCAGGAGCCGAGCCTGTTGCCATCGAGATAGACATCGCCGCTTACGGGGCCAGTATTGGCCTGGGGCGATTGCGGGGCGACCGATGGCAGGGTCGGGGATGCCGGTGATCCGGCTGCCGGGCCGCGGGGCTTGCTTGCCTCCTGCGGTGGCCTGGGAGCGGCAGGCTGGGCTGGCAGCGATGTCGGACCGGGGCTGGTCGGACGAACCTCCGCACGCGCATTGGCGCCGGCATGTGGCCTGGGTGGGGGGCTGTTGCCGGGAGCGACCGGTTGGATGGGGATCGCCGGCCTGGCGGCGTTGGCGGTGATGGTTGGGGCCGCTGCGGGTGGCGGCGTGGGACGTGGAGGATTGATCCGGATGACCGGTCGGACCGTGGTCGATGGCGCGGTGGACTGCGGGAGAAGGTGAGGTGCCGTGGATGGTGGTGGTGTCGGCGTTGATATTGCGGGAGCGGGATCTCGTTGTACCGTCGGCGGAAGCGGTGTCGAGGATGGTGCAGCCGGAGGCTGGACGATGATGGCAAACGGAGCGGATGATACCGGCGGCGTGAACACATTCGTCGTTTGCGTCGGAGACACCGAGAGCGGCACCGCCGGAGGTGCAGCGCCCGGTATGCCGCGCTCGACGGTCGGCGTGTCTCGCGGCGGCGGAAGGGGCGCCGGGGTGTGCGGAGGAATCGCGCTGACCGTCGTGACTGACGGGCTCACCGGTGGCGATTGCGGCAGTGGTGGAGCGGTCTGCATGGGAGGCGCCGCAGTCTCCGGCCTGGAGGGTTGCTGAGGGTGGCTGGAGGAGGCTGGCCAATCGGTTGCAGCCGCGACGACAGGCGGGGTCACCTCGGGCATCCGGGAGACGCGGGCGATATCGCCGACGGCGGCCGCGGAGGCGGTGGCCGCGATCTGGGTCAGCCGTTGCAGACCGGCGGTGGTGGCGGCGATCTGGCTGTCGAGACCGGACAGGTCCTGCCGGATTGCTGCCACGCCGGCGCTGACGCAGTTTTCCAGGGCGATGCGGATGCCGATGAGATAGACGTCTTCCATCATGCGTTCCTGATCGCGGTGGCAAGGGCATGTGCGATGGTTTGAGCGATCGCTTCGCCATGTTCGGCGGCAAGAGGACCGAAGGTGGGGCGCGGCGGCATCGTGACGGTGCCGTGCTCCTGCAGGAGTGCGATCGGCGATGTGCTGCCCACGACTGCTGTGTCGCCTTCGGCCTCGGCGCCGATGCTGTCCCGCAATGCTCCGGATTGCAGCCAGGGATGGTCATGCGGACCGCCTGGTGGCGCGGAGAGAGAGCTGCGGATCTGGTCGCCGAGTTGCTGGCCCTGCCCTGCCAGCTCGGCCTGGCCGATCTGGTCCAGGTCCAGCAAGGCGAGGCGGGAGATGAGATTGGAGAGGATCACGGGCGTTCCTTCCAGGTCATGCTAACGAAGTCGAAGTCGCCGCCATCGAGACGCCCGATGGCGACGACCCAGGCCAGGCGATCTTCCGGCGAGAGCGAGAAGGCGACGTCGAAGGGCACCCCGTTCCGGCACAGATAGAGGCTGTCGACCAGATCGGGGTGCCTGCTCAGTTTCCCGCGTGGGTTGCCGTGTCCAAAGGTTCGGCCGGTGCCAGGACCGATGCGATGGCATTGATGCCGGTATCGCCGAGCCGAGCGACCAGCGCTTCGATCTGCGCTTCGTTGGCCGGCGGTGGGACCGGCACATCGTCGATGGCCGCCACCGAGCAGGCCAGGGTTGCCATGCCGAGCCACAGGTGATTCTGCGCGAGCGTGGGCCCGGCCGCCTTGAACAGGCGCAGCTTGTCGAGCGCGGTCAGGCGCCGCAGCCCAATCCGCTCCCGTCGCGATCGACGCCGAGGGTCATGTGCTGACGCTGCGGCGCCTGACCGCGCTCGACAAGCTGCGCCTGTTCAAGGCGGCCGGGCCCACGCTCGCGC